CTTTCTAGGCGGTGCCTATAGCCCTCATTGGGCTAGATGTACTATCTGTATTCTCCTTTGTGTTGGTACAACTTTATGACGACGAAATTGCGTCGATCCACAGTATATCTCGGCGAACATTCATATTGGCGTTTCACCGGAGGCATGGCGAGCTCAATAAGCCCGCCCGGCGTCCCTTCTGAAGGCCATGTGTACTACGACGGGACATACGTTTTTGTGGATAATGCAGTTGGCGGAGATGACTCTGCCTGGCGTCAAAAAGTAGCGATGGGTCTGAGCGCTCAACACGCTTATACTAGAACTGCCGTCCGACTGGAAGACAGTGCATCGTTTTCGGCTCATGCTGAGAGGACAACAGATCCCTCTTGGTTTCAGCCGGATACACAAACCGAGGATGTTTGGGGACTCTACTCATCAGTAGGGACCCTTTCAGGCTCGGCAGATGTTACAGCCGTCAATCGGGCAAAGAGTAACTTCGTTTCTAAAGCTAGTGCCGCGGTAACCTCTTTCCAAGGAGGTACTTTTATCGGCGAGCTACGTGAAGCGATCGAGACCATACGTCATCCCTGTGAAGGGGTGAAACGTCTTGCAAGCAGCTACCTTCTAGACTTAAAGAAAAGTCGAGCAGGTTTCAAAAAGGCTACAAAGCAGCGACGGCAGAGGCACATAGCCTCTCAATGGCTCGAAGTATCGTATGGCATTCGTCCCCTGTTAGCGGATATCCATTCTGCTTGTCAGGCTGCGAGTGACATCGTAAATCAACGTGCCAATTCTCCTACCCTAAAGGGTTTTGGTAAAGCGCGAGCTTATCTTGGTACCGCAGGGTCCGATGATGCCTTTAAGATATGCACTTTGCATTTTAAGGGCGTTCGGTATGTGGACACCAAGGTTGTCTTTTACGGGGCAGTGAGGCAGGATCTTGGCCAGCCTAGCCAGTTCATACTGGATAAGTTGGGTTTGAATCTGCCGAACTTTCTTCCTACGGTATGGGAACTTATTCCCTACTCCTTTTTGGCTGACTATTTTACCAATGTCGGTCAATTTGTTCAAGCACTGAGCTTTCCGACTAGCCGTCTGGCTTGGTCAGGTTCAACTACCCTCGTGAAGTCCCACCAAGTGGTGTACCTAGCGAGTGTTACTTTGAACGCTGGGCCAGGGGTCAAGTCGCAAACTCAGTTTAGCCCGGGCAAAACACATGTCGTCCGAACGACGATCGATAGAGCTGTGTCTCCCTCCCTTGTTCCATCCTTGCAGGTTCATATACCTTCTGGTGTGGAGCAGTGGACTAACATGCTTGCTCTCGCGGTCCAAGCAAAGGCGATAACACCTTACTAACGGAGTCCATTTCATGACACTTGTTGTCACAACCCCTGTAACAGGGGGCGCCCAAACGGGTTTCACAACCCCGGGATACACGCTCTTAACAGACGTGGCTCCAGTTGTGTATGGGCGTCAGTATGCGGTCTCGGCACTTACCGGGACGCAAGCTGGCGTTCGTGTCCATGCTGTCTCCGATCCGTTTACGTCAACGTTGACTCGTGCACCGGTGTTAAAGCCGTTGCCTCCGATCAACCCTGTGACGTTGCGGTACGGAAACATTCCGAAGAACACCACGCAGGTGCTCATCCGAAAGGGTGTGCTTTGTGCCGCCAATCAAAACCCTGAGGTTATGACTTGTCGGCTTTATATCGACACGCCAGCTGGAGCTGATTCTTTTGATGCTCCTAACTGTCGTGCTGCGTTGGCCCTGTTGATTGGGGTCCTTACCCAAATTTCAGCAGGTCTAGGTGATACGGTCGTAACTGGTGTCCCGTGATGGGACTCGAGGGTTCACTTGAAAAAGCGTATCCTCGATGGTATAGCCGGAAGGTTATACCGACCTCCTCCAGGGGATTCCTCCCCTATCGAGGTGGGTTACAAGACGTACAGGCGACGAAAGTTGCCTTCACGGTTAGGGTTAGTGATAACCTTGACGGCCACTACAGCTGTAGTGGTTTCATGCTTCTTCCTGTATCTGGTCTTTTTGGCCTTAAACAGATGAAGCGATCATTCACCGTGCAACCCGAGAGGGATTGGTTTACAGTTCCGGGCGGAGAATTTCGTCCGGGTGACTGGGAATTGGTTCCTTTTTGGTTGAGCTAGCCCTCCAGGCTAGGGAATGTAGGACGGTAAAGATAGTATGGATAAGATTCCTACTGCTCTTTTCACCGCTCTTGATCGAGATGTTACTGCCTGTAATGGCAAGAGCGTCGACTTTTATCGGTCGTGCTCAAGCCACCTCGCAGATTTCACCCATACGGACGTATGTCTTTTTAATCTTGTACACAGTCTTCCGAAGAAATTTGAACCTTCGGATACTAAGGTGCAAGATGAAGCGTGCCTCCTTAAATTTCTTAAGAGCAACTCGCTCTGTGAGATGTGGGTGGATGGTAGTGAAACGTCCCTAGATGAGACCCTAGTTGGGTCCTTCAAGGATGTTCTTTGGAGGTTTTTCAACCCCCAAGGTTTGTCGTTAGTTGAGAACCTGGATGATGCCTTCCTTCTTGGAAGGTGTGGACCAGGTGCTTCGCTAATGACCCCGAACGGAGACTTCTATTCCAAGATGTTTTCTAGTAGGCTTACCACGTCGTCTCGTACGCTCGTAAGCAATTATGAGCGCAATGTACGCCGATGGCCCGAATGGAAAGATGCGGAACAAACTCGCAATCTTTCGTTCGGTAGTCCGTGCATTGTCGAGGGTAGCAGACTTAGCTTCGTGCCTAAAAACGATCGTATATCACGGTCGATCTGTACAGAACCGACGCTGAATATGTTTTATCAGCTAGGGCTGGCCGAGATCTTAACTAACCGTCTGAGAAGCTTTTTCGGAATCGATTTAGCTAATCAGGCCGAGGTTAATCGTGATATGGCACGAGATGGTTCCCTCTATGATTCTTGGTGCACTATAGACCTTGAGTCAGCGAGTGATTCTATCTCCTTGAAGATGTGCAGGGCATTTTTACCAAAAGATGTCTTAGCCATTTTAGAGACCTTGCGGTCTCCTTCAACCTCCTATAATGGGAGTGCTATAGAGCTTCATATGATGTCTTCTATGGGAAATGGTTTTACATTCCCTCTTCAGACAATCATATTCTGTTCTATCGTTAAAGCTGTGTATACTTCACTGGGGATTCCTCTCGTAAAGAGGAGCAGTTTTGAGACTGGCCCCCGGAACTTCGGAGTATTTGGTGATGATTTGATAATCGCCAAAAATGCCTGGCATCGCGTAGTGCGGTTGCTAGGTCTCTTAGGTTTCAGAGTGAACACAGAAAAGTCCTTTTACGAAGGACCGTTTAGAGAGTCTTGCGGGCGTGACTTCCTTCTTGGGAGGAATGTCCGTGGGGTTTATCCCCGTCGCTTGGACAGCGAACAAGACTTTTATGCCCTTATCAACTTGATTAGCGATTTCAGTGCTCGCACTGGAATTGTTCTAAGTAGCGTTATGAACTACTTGCTAAAACGAGTTGATCGAAGTGTAGAGATCCCTCCTTGGGAGGATGCCAGTTCTGGCATCCGGCTTCCTCTCTCACTGGTAAAGACTAAGAGAGTGTGTTCCTGTAGGCGGTCCTCATGCCGTTTCCATACACATTCCATTCTCTATGAAAAATGGGTGAATGTGGCTAGGAAAATCTCGATTCGAGAAAGTTCGATCGACCGTATCCGTGGTCGTCGAATTCTCTACAACGAGTCGGGGCTATTAATAGCCTTCTTGTCTGGCATGGCTCTGTCTTCTGGTCTTCCTGTCCGTCAGAACGTCGGAGAGGAGAACTGGAAGAAGAAGCGTGCATCGTGTTCCATGTGGGACACGTTGCCGTCTGACGCCGTCATCCGTGACGGTATCAGCTGGCAGCGGTTTGAGACCGCTGTTTACCTTAACCTGAATAGGTATTAGGGTAAAGACCAGGAGCTTTAAGCTCCTTCCAGGAC